AAAAAGACTGGCCATTATGATTTCTCCTTAATGTAAGTGAGTGGGCTCTTGGCGTTCGGGCTGAACTTGCCTTTAGCCAGAGCTTTGCCTTTCTGCTGACGGATTTCCTTGCGCATGCGGTTGAGCACCCTCGCCCCATCTTCGCTTGAGCCGTCGCCAAGCAGGGCCACAGTCTCCGCGTCGATGACGAACTCGCCGTCGCTGAGCCGAGCGTTGATGGTGTCGGCACGACCGCTTCCGGAACCTTTTGCGTATCCGCGCATTTGACCGAGTGCTCCGCCACGGGCTGCGGCGACAATGTCGTACTTGCCTCCGCGTATAACATCCCAGTTGCGTGCCATGTACTGGGTAAGGTCAAGCCCCTGCTGGCTGGCGTCGGCTTTCATCGCATTCCAGTCCCACGTGGTGAGCGGACGGGCAAAGTACTCCTGCTGTTCAGGTGACATCGAAGATATTGCTTCCGGCACTTCCTCTGGTGCACCTGAGAACGCTCCGAGCGCCAGCGCACCGAGGCCGCCGTATGTAGCGGCTTTGCCTACGGAAATTCCTGTTCCTGGAACCTTTGTGCTAAGCAGACCGGAACTTTTACCTGCCCCATCGGCAACAGCGTCCGGTGAGAGTGGTTCGTAGCTTGCCGTGCGCACGCCGTCGGTCGTTGAGTAGGTCATCGGCGTTTCTGCATACGTGGTGGCACCGGTCTTCGGGTCAATACCCGTGGTGTAGACGTCGTTTATACCACGACCACCTTCGCCAGTTCCATAAACCAACTGCCCTTCGGCCGGCCCAACAATATTGCCTTCCGCATCAAAGGCGAGCCTTGAACTGTCTTTCCCTGTGATATTTTCCATGTTCGGACGCTCGTAAGTGAGCCCTCCGGCGATGCCTCCCGTCAGACCGGCAATAGCCGCTTCGGACGGAGACGCTCCACCGGTTACTGCGTTGCCGACAGCCCGCCCCGCGCCACTGATTACGTTGCCCCATCGGTCGCCGACGTTTGAGCCAAGTTCTCCAGCGGCATTACCGATGACACCGCCGGCCACGCCGCGCAGTGCACCCTGACCTACGCCATCACCTGTAAGAGCACCCATACCTGCACCGGCAATACCGCTACCGACAACGTTCTGAACGCCGGTGCTCATGCCTCCACCGACAGCACTGTTGACTCCGCTTCCGATTGCCTTACCGAGGCCGCCTCCGATTGCGCCGAATGCCGCACCTTTAAGCGGGTCATTGCCCCCGATTGCCGCCGTGCCGGCTCCGAGTGCCGCGCCTCCGACAACTGCTGAGCCTGTAGCTCCGAGCGCACCACCCGTGATTGCGCCGCCGATTGCCGTGCCGACGCCGGGGACGAACATCAATGCAATCGGTGCAATGGCGCTGAATGTCTTCCAGAAGCCGCCCTTGTACTCGCGCAGGCCTGTGTTCGGGTTGACTGCACCCGTGCCGCCCATGCGCTGGAGCATCTCCTTTTCGCGTCGGTTTACATGCACCAGTTCTGTGTCGCCGCCACGACCGAGCGAGGCTAGACCGCCACGAGCCATGTTCGGTACAATCTGCGCCGGCTGCATCGGTGGAGGCCCACCGGCCATCGGTCCAGTGCCGTTCTGCGGACCCATGCCCATGCCCATGCCCATGCCCTGCGGAGCAGAACCAAACCTCTGCCTGAGCCTGTCCTGCAGACCGTACAGAGCGATGAGGAGAGAAACGATAAGTGCTGCGTCAAACTGCACGGGGATCATATCTTCAGGGATCAACCCCTGCGAAATGACCATCTGCCGCACCTGTGCGTAACTGTTGGGGTTCATAAGGATGGACTCAAGTACCTTGATTGCTTCGTCAAGGTCTTCGGGAACGAGGTTTGTGCCGGCCAACTGAGCCTCCATAGCGTCTACAGCTTTCTGCAGGTTGGGGTCTTGGCTGGCGAGCTGCATGATTTGGTCTCTAAGCGCCATGGTTGTACCATTTGTGGTTGTGGAATTCTTCTGCGAGGAACCCGTATACCAACAGGTCCTCATCACCCGGCAATGCGTTGCGCATCACCCCCTCCAGCTTGTAGCCGAAGTGTTCTATAATTCGGTGGGCTTTCTTGTTGCTCGCCTTCGACAACCCGGTCGTGCGCCGGACGCGAAGCTTATCGAACAAAAACCCGAACGCCTCGTTGAACATCTTGATTGACTCCTTCGGGCGAACCTTCGAGGAGTCGATGACGATGTTTGTGTCGACGTTTATCATTGAGAAGTTCGTGAAAATAATGACACAAACAAACTCGTCATTTTCGTCGACAGCCGACATTGCACGGAAAAAGTTCGGCGGAGCGTCAAGCTCAAGCCGCTGGCGTGCCCATGCCTCTGCTTCCTCTTCTCGTTCAAAGCCGATGTATCTCATACGGTCTGACAGAATCGCTCCGCCCAGTTTGTCCAGTTGTCGAATTGATACGTGTTCGGTACGTCTATATCAGGCACTGTCAGTGCAATTCCCGCACCCCAGTTCTGCCAGTCTTGTTCATTCTGCAACCGTGGTGCGTCGAGTTCCAGCGATACCTGGTCAGCCCAGTCCAAGAGCCCCATGCCTGTCGGTTGCGTCAGCGTCATCCGAGCGATGTTTTGTCACCGGCGGACAGGTGGCCGATGATCTGGCCCATCTGGTAGTCACCGGCAATGGTGTTGCTTTCAAAGCGCACACGAATTTCACGGCGCTGTTCTTTCATCATAACAATCTGCTCGGCGGGCGTGCTGGCTGACTCTGGGAACCGGAACTGGCTGCTGTACACCTCAGGCGCACGGGCATTCGCCCTTCCAGACACCTGCACACTCATCTCTCCGCTCTGCACGAAGTCCGGCTCAATCTTTGTGACGCGCACAGCCTCGTTCTTTCCGCTTACCACCGCTGACAGGTCGGCTGTCTCAAAGTAGCTGCGGATGGAGTCAATGTCACTGCTGTCGATACGGTCAACTCCACGCTCATGTAGCCATACGCGGTAATCACCTCCGTCTCCCACCACCCCCGTCATCATTGGAGCGGCGAAGGCGTTGTTGTAATGCGCTGCCGAGCGACCTGTGTCTGGTAGTTCTGTGTCGTACCAGCAGTTCTCGCGGACGTTATACACGACGGCATGTGAGCATTCGGTGGCTGAACCGCGAGGGTAGCACCACCATATCTCCCCGTAACGCGGAACCTTGAATGCGAAGACCTTTGAGCGCTCCACCTGGTTCAGCCCGTCGTAGAAGTAGTTCAGATTCATAGTGTTCGGAACTTCTCTCACGACGCCGTTAAACATAAGGAACCGGTCGACACCCGCCCAGTAGAACACACCATCATAGTCCACGACGCAATCGCTCGACAGGATTGAGCTGTCACTCGTCAGCACGTCAAAGGCAAAGACCGTGCTTCCGCCGGTGAACTGCGCCCGAATGACTGCATCCCATGCCCAGAATATGCCGGACGCCGTTGCCCCGCGCAGCGGAAGCCCCTTGATGATTTTCTGCCCCCACGGCCGTGCGATGCCTGCTCCACCCGAAAGGTCAACGAGGTTCGAAGGCTCGCCCGCCTTGCTCCACCCGATGATGCCGTCAGTACCGTAGTACATCATGTACGGGTGCAGTGACACGATTCCGCCCGAACAGTTTGCGCCAGAAGGAAGCCGTACGCTTTTTAGCGGATCAGTTCCAAGCACGTCCCCCACAAAAATCTGCCCTGCTTCGTCGTTGCATGTACATTCAAGGTTCGGCGCGACGTGCGCCAGGATGTAACTGCCGGCCGCAGAACTGTCGTACTGGTAGTCAAACATCCACTCGTTATTGGCGTCATCAACCAGAGCGTCACTGCCTCCGGTCATGTTGGTGTCGGTCGTAGTGATGGTCGTCGAGCTTGACTCCACCTCGAAGTAGTTGGTCGCGCTACCTGCGGATGCGGCCGTGATGGTGATGACTCCGTCAACGGAAGTCGCCGTGTAGTCCGGAACGCTGGCGAACGCCGTTATGTTGCTCGCGACGTTGGAGGCTGTAGTGCCGAGGTCAGCGACGAACGGCACGCTCGCGCTCATAATCTCTACCCCGTCAACCATGATGCTGTCGACTGAACCTGCCGCTCCGCCCGTCAGTGTGACGGTGCCTGTAGCCGCGACGGCCACGGGTGTGCGGTCTGTAATGATTGAGCTGTTGCCGCTTCCGTCAAGCGTGAACCGTTCCAGAAGGCTTTGGCTGCCACTATGGCAATAGCTGAACCGCTGCTGTGTGAAGGTGGTAAATCCCCTGCTCAGTTCCGTAAGGAACCTCTGCACCGACCTGTACCCACCAATCTTGCGAGGGAGCCCGCGCTGCCACCGCACCCACTGCCCGTCGGTGTAGTTGTCACCCTCGAACTTGGTTCCGTCACGCTTGATGCCGGGTTGACTTTTAAGTGGTGCAGTGGTTGTCGGCATACTAGAATGTTCCTCCGTTGACCGTTCCCACTGGAGCCGCGCCGAGCGTACTCCATACGGACGCCTCGCTCGCGGCGGTGAAAATCGCCACGCCGGTGGCCGTACCGCCGAGGTTGATTCTTGCGGATGATACACTGGTGGCGCCTGTTCCGCCCTGACTGACTGGTACCGGAAGACTGATGCTTGCTGCGGATTCAGCGTTCAGAACATCTGCTCCGTCGCAGTACAGAATGACTCGCTGACCTTGCACAGTGGTTATGCCTGAGCCTGCCGCTGTCTTGACGGTAACTATGAACGACCCCGTGGTCTGGTTGTCCACCCAGTACTGCTGGACGGTGTCAGGCACGATAACGTTGATGTCCGCCGTGATTGCTCCGGTGAACCGGTACGCCACCTGATTGAGTTCCGCACCGCTGAGCGTGTAGTCACTTGCGCCGGCAATGTTGACAACCGTGTAGTTGAATGTGTAGGTGGCGCTCTGACCGAACCCGACAGTGTAGAACCCCGTGCCGTCGGAAGCAATGATGGCCGAGTCACCGGGATTGAACACCACGGTTGAACTGTCGTTAATCTCGGACAGCCCAGGAGCGTCTGCCGTGATTGAACCGTTACCGCTGTTGCGCAGGTATAGGAACCAGTTGTTGCCGACGGTTACGGGATCGGGAAGCGTGAGAGTGCCGCTTTCACCGCTCCAGTTGTACATCTTCGCCCTGTCGGCGTTGCCGGCCGTGTAGTCTGTGCTGAAATCCTCAACCGGGACGCTCTGGCTGAGCAGAGGGCCTGAGGCAGTTATACCGGTGCCGGCGAGAGAGGCTGCTGTAGCTATTGACGTGGTGGAGCCATACTGCAGCGTGCTCCAAGTTCCGGCTTCGGTGGTGTTATCAGTAAGATATACCTGCCACAGTGTTCCGGAAATCAGACTGACAATGACTGTGCCGTCTGCGTCTTTGACCGTGAAAGTGTATGCGCCCTTATTGTTGAAGAGCACGGTGTTCCCTGTGCCACTCTTGCTGGCGTCGGGCATCGTTATGCTGTAGCTCGCCGCGCTCGGCGTGACGTCGATGATGCGAGTAGCGAGGTTGTCGCTTTCGGAAGTCTCCTCCGGCCAGTTCAGCACGACGTCGGCGGAAAGCGTCACCGCACTGTAACTGATTTCGCTGGGGTATATGTTTGCACCACCAAAAGTGTCGGTGTATATAGTCATTATGCGTCGTTCCGGTTAGCGTTTCTGTCGAGCACCTTTCCGCTGTTTTCCCCGGCGAGTGCCTTGGCTGCACGGTCGTACATGGCCTGCCACGTCGGGATTCGCTCGTCGTTCTTCAAGAACGGAGCCGCTTCCAGAAGGCACGCGTACAACAGAAGGTCCGGTGCGTACTCGGTCAGCCAGTTGGTCTGCAGGTCTTCACCGAGCAGAGCTGGCTGTTCAAAATACAGTACCTCAAGATTGGCGGCGGTGGAAGGTGTCGGGGCAATGAGCCAGTGCTGAAAGTCATAGTCGGAGTAGAACTCCGGAGCGGCAGTTTCTGCCTCATCGGGCCAGTAGCTACGGCAGTATTCGTATGAGCGTGTCTGGATGGGCTGACCGTCTACTGACATGCTGATTGTGTCACGCCAGCGGTCGGGCTTCAGGTATACGGCAACGCCGACGGCAAGCGTCGTCTGCACGCTACGGGTGAACCCTTGGATTTTAAGCTCACGCCCGATGCGCCGTTCACCGAGTGTGATGAGGCGGGGGAGCTGTTCGTAGACTACCTGGTCGCTTTCGGCAGTAAAACCGCGCTCAAGGTAGTTGCGTATGTCTTCCAGCAGTGAGCTGTATGTCATGGTGTACGCCATTCAATCCTCGCGTCGAAAATGGTGAAGGAGCAGGCTCGTACAGCATGCGCGGTTACAATAAAAAAGAAAAAAATTTGCAGAAAACAAAACCTTATTTCCCGAAACAGCGTTTAAGACAACGGAAGACTGCCCTCACCCGCCCAAGCACCTCGTTAACCTCGTCAATGACTTCCTGTCCGTAGGCGTAACCGACGTACATTGCGCCGATAACGGCTAAAATTACGATTATGTATTCCATATCTGTAGATTGACTATTTGTTTTTACTGGCGCTCAACGCCATATCCTTTACTCGTATCAACCTGTTTGCCCACCCGGCACCAAATGTGCCAACATTCTTCGTCTTCATGTACCGTATTGCTCTCAAGAACGCAATCTCCGTCACTACAGCATAACTATCAAGTGCTTTCGTTACAGCTAGGGTTGCTGGCCCGACCACGCCGTCCGGCTTTGCCCCTACTGCCTCCTGCAACAGCTTGGAAGCTGCGCCAACACCCATATTGACGGCTGTATCGAAAACCAGATAGTCCACTCCATTTGGAAGGTTGTCGCACTTGCACTTGTCCCAGTACATAGTCCTATAGAACGGCGCGACCTTGTCCCGCGTCAGGTTCCGCATATCCGCATCGGAGACAGAACCGCCTTTGAAGTCTTCCCAAGCCCTTTTCGTAACACCGAGGTTCGTCACCCCTCCAGGGTCTTTCGGGTGGTTTACATATCCGCCTTCTTCGGCAAGTACATATCTTAGGGCCTCTTCAAATTTCATTTTTTCAGTGTTTGAGTTACCATTTGTCCGATTTTCTCAAGTCCACGAGATCCGAAGTAGAACCCGTACACCATCCCAAGCAGGGACGACAGTTCACCTATCCAAGGAGTCAGCAGATTGATTTTTTCTTGTGGCAAAGTGAAGATGGTTGTATAAGCGAGAATTGTCATCATTACCGTCAGAAAGACAAGAACGAGCGGGCGAACATTCTTTGACAACCACGAATCCGAGGCCATATCTGCCGCTTGTC